ATCTCGCGGACTCCCGCTGAAGAGCTTCCGCACCGGAGGCTTTGAGTAATTCCAATGGAGTATACCCAGTTAATCCATTAGGGCTAGTTGCCGATCTTAATAGGCCGGTTTTGTTGTTGTTCAAGTTCAAGCTCCGCTACTTTTAAGATTAGTTCCTTCTCCTTCATCATCTGTTCAGCCTGCATCTTAGCCATGTCAGCCTGAACTTTCATAACCTCTATTTGGCTCTTCTCATGCTCAATAGCATTCTGTTGCTGTTCACTAGCTAGCTGAGATTGTAGTTTTGCCATTTCAATCTGGTTTTTTGCTTGTTCACTTTGGGCATCCATCTGCAATCTAGCAACGTCTAATTGGCCTTTCTGTTGCTCCAACTGCCCCTTCTGCTGCTCAATCTGGAGCCTTTGTTGCTGTAGCTGCCCTTCAGCTTGCATCTTCTGGGTTTCTAGCTCAATCTTTTTCATTTCAACCTGAGCCTTCATTTGCTCAACTTTTTCTTTCGGGTCAGGCTGCGGCTGGTATGGGGGTAGTTTTTTCGGGTCTGTAATAAAGTCCCCGACATTTTTATAATCCATCGCCTTCAGCCCTTCCGAAAAAGTATGGTATACGTTGTCACGTGTTATCATTCCTTTTAATTCTGGGTCTTGCCTCATCAGAGAAAACTGTTGGCCTACCATAGCCATTTCCTGTATTCTCTTCCCTTTATCGCCATGCCCTAAGCCAGTCTCTACGGACACGTTACATTGTCCTCCCCAAGCAGACGGATCAATAGGAATCCACTGACCACGCAACTTAATAACATCTTCATGTTGCTGGTGACGTACCATAGTATGGTACATCTTAGTGAATGTATCCTTTACTCCAGTTTCTTTAAAGTTTCTTGCATACAAACGCAGTCTAGCGTTAGCTGCCCCCATCTGGTTGTCTACTGGGCCTGCTTTAGCGTTATTAAGGAAATCAGTATCAAGACCTGTGCGGAACTTAGAGATACCCGTTCTGCCATCTCTCATCTTATCCACAACGTCTAACATCTCAAAACCACCACTGGGTAATGAAGGTGTGTCTAAACGCCTAATAGCTCCCATTTGTTTAACCCTGATAACTCCACCGGGTCGTGAAGTTAATAAATCATCATAGTTAACATTGCCATCCAAAGCTTCAAACCTGCCGTGGTTAAGATTATACATGTTATCCAAGATGCCCCGTAATAGAGCAGATTTCGTAACCTGTAAATCCATGGTAATGTCAGCCAGACTCATCCCAATTAATTTATGCGGTATTTTGATAGGTGTTATCAAAGAAAAGGGGTGATCATCTACCTCTTCATTTTCTAGTATAACATTGCCCACTTTTGTAATTTTACGCAATTCTGCTATACCATCGTTATCCCAATCTACATGCAGATAAGACTCCGTAATCCAGATCTTCCGGCCTAACCAGTTATCCGCATACGAATGTTCCCCAGCAAATACATCATCAAAATCATGGCGGGCAGTATATTCTTCATCCCATTCCTGCTCATCATCTCCAGACAATTTACGTATATCTTCCATGTCCGTGTCTGGATACAACGCATGTAAGTCAGATAGAGTAATATGTATTCTCTGTCCTTTATACTCTGCGTCATCCAAGCCTTTAGCTCTTTTAGATACTAAAAACTCTTCTGGGGGTACAACTTCAACTCTAATTCTCCCATTGTCATTAGTACGCTCAATTTCAACATCATGCACCATCAACTCCATTTCAGGAGGCAGTCCTAGCGTTTGTAGTGTCTCAACATCCGTAATTGGAGTCGCGGTATGAGCCAATACTTTAACATCATCCTCTGATACCAACTTCTGAAACGAAAGATCATCCAGACCACTATATTCCTCCCTTTTAACTTCAGGCGTGTCATCCCACCATACTTTAGTTACGCCAGACTTCTGCATCAAAGCGTCCTTAAACATATCGTGAAATATTTCATAACCTTTGTTTTGGTTAAAAAACACGTGGTTAATGTAATCTGTTGCTTGCTGTGCTTCTTGCTCATCTTGTGCTGAGTTAGCCACAAAATTCACTACTTGATCTTTAGAAGCAAATACGTCCATTAATTCTGGCATAGCCCATTCAACGACTTCCATAACATCGCGTGTCACAATTCGTGAACGGCCTGCTACTTCATTTCCAATGCTCTGTCCGTAGTACGCACGTATAGACTTCCTACGCTGCTCTGACAATTCACCATCATGCTGGCCTAGAGCTTCACGCACTTCAAAATCAAGTATAGATTTAAGTGTGTCTTCAGTAATTTGTTCACCGTGTTGTTTAGATTTTCCTCGTTGTGGCATTTATGCAGTCGCTTTCTTTTTTGGCTTATTCATTATCCTATCTACGATGGTATTAGGTTTTGCACCATCACCAATAGCATTGATTTCTTCCAATGAGTCAATACGCCTCTCTAGACGCTCTACCCGTTTTAATAGTTTTGAATGTCTTTGCTCAATTGCCCAAAATTCGCTTACAGCCATATTTTACTCCTTATCCGGTATTTTATCAGTTTGTGTAACTTTTGTACTCAGTTGTGTACTTTTATTACACTTTAAATTATAATGCTCAATGCGATGGCAATTAGAGCATAAAAGTATACACTTATCCGCTTCGGCGTATAGTTTCGTGATACTTCTGTTCATACTAGCCGTACTTAATGAAAATGCCTTAGAACTGCTGTCGGTATGGTGAAAATCAAATAGAAACGAATTAATCCCATTATAAGCCAATCCGCACATATTGCATTTACCGCCTTTATATGCCAGTAGGTTGTCCCTTTTGGTGGCACGGATATTTTCCTGTCTCTTATAACTCAATACTCCCCTAGCTCTGGGTAATCTAGCTTACTACTCCATGAAGAGCTATTCCCTGAGCTTACATTGTTTGCAAAGGTCAAACACAAAGCATCTGCTAAATCTGGACTAGGTAGTCCTCTGCGTTTCATATCATCCTTAGACTCAGCCTTCAGCTTACCTAAAGAAGTATATTCATACTTGACCGCACATAGCTCCTCAATCAAATCTTCATCGTCCTCCATTGTTACATCTTTTTTATCGTAGAACTCTCTGACTCTGAACCAGAGTTCGTCCCGCAGTCTGTGGTAGAGAGCTTCAACAGACGCTGACTCAGCAACATTGATTCCTCTAGCGGGAAGGCCCATTTCACGTAATCTATCAACAACTCCCGCTCCGACTCCGATGCTGTCAACCATGATTTCACTAGGTCGTTCTGGTTCATAGTTAGCTACCTTATCGTATTTAGCTTTAATAATCCCGGCTACCTGCATAGTATCCTTATTACGCCAAGTCTCTATTTTACCTATGACTTTCCGTCCTTTACGTATACATAAGGCAGTTTTATCTGATCCAAAACGGGCCACATCCAATCCCCATATTACAGGTTCATCTATAGGAACCATAATATCTCTGCCTATAGAAGCTTCTACCAAAGCACGGGATATAATAGAATCATCATCATCCTTTGGGAAATTGCCCAATACTCTAACGGAATACACATTAGAGTCAGTACCCCACTTCTCAGCCATCTGCTGGACATACTCATCTGTTGCCTGTGTAGAATCACTACACGAAACTGTGTAAGTTTCCCACCACTTACTCATCTTATGAAAAGCATCGTAGAAGTAACCGCTAGTACGTGTAGGGTTGCCCGTCATTAATGTCTTAGCCCCCGCTGTTGACATGGCTCCTTCACCTACCTCAAATATAATAGGATCTACACCAGAAGCTTCATCTACCAAAAACAGCATGTTCTCACTGTGAAAACCCTGAAATGCTTCTGGCTTTTCTTTTCTAGCTGTTCGGGCTACTGCGAAACTTTCATTAGGGGCTACATTCAGAACTACTTGATCAGACTTAACCGTGATCAAATCCTTAAATACAGGTTCTAGCCTTCTGTACCACTTGGCAATCTCACCCCACAATACATCCTCTAACTGGTGCGAGGTTGGTGCAGTACAGGCAATTTTTGCCGGGAACCGGGTCAATAACCACCATAGGATGATCCAAGCTAAAAACGCGCTTTTGCCGACTCCGTGACCACTTTTAACAGCAACCCGGTCATTAATGGCAATTGATTTTAATGCTTTAATCTGCCACTTCTCTGGTGTTGCCCCTAACGCTTGCTTTACAAACAAGTCTGGCTTTGCCCTCCAAATTTGTAACTGCTTGACTATATCCTTACTCATGCAATACCTTCATACGTGCCGAAAATTCCTCTAATGCCGTTATCTGGGACTTCATTTTACCAATCGTCACCCAAAACTCTTGAGTGCGTTCATTCAACAACGCCTCTAAATCATGTGTCTTTGATGACTGAATTTGTGTCCATTGAGCAGCAGTGTATAAGTCATCCGGCATATCGCATTACATCCTCTTTTAATTGTTTTGGCAGATCCATTTTACGCAGTTGCTCAATAGAATACTTATCACCTAAACTATGACGCACAAAAGTCTGTGGCTCTTTAATAATCCCATATCTCAAAGTATACATTACATCCATAGCACCATACCGAATAACCTGATCCTGAAATTTACATAAGGCTGAAGTCTCAGGGATAGTCACCTTAATACCTAAACCTCTTGCTAGACCAATAAGATATTCAATATTAGCCCTCTGATATACCCATTCTCCGTCAGGAGATACGTCTACCCCATACAACGCAATCTCTGACACTATATTCCAATCGTTCTTGACAATCTCTGTAATAGCCAAAGCAAATGCATAAGCAATACTACTTTGGAAATAGTCTTCTCCTATGCATTCCATAACCCGTTTGTAAGGGTATCCAATTAGACTGGTTTCAACATTAGCTCCACCTTCTGGAACGCCATTCTGAGCATATACCTTATGCCCCTTACTCATAGCGGCATCTAACAATATGCCATTCTGCTCATGGTTTGGGTAGTAGTTCTGAGGCCTGTGGCTTTTTCTATGATACTTCTCACCATCCCAGAACTCAATAAATGGCTCTGCCATCTGTGAATCCCATAGTACAGGCGAGTGCATCTCAAACAATCGGGTGTATCGCTCCCAACCCCTAGCATCCCACGGCATACCCCACTTCTCCCAAGTATCATCATCCCATGGGGCATCATCGTAACTTGATTTACTAAACCCTATTATAGCAACTTTCATTTGTCGTCTAACTCTCCCAATCTGCCAATATGGCTATCAACATCAATAATAGCATCCTCTAACTCCGTGTTTTTAGTCTTATCGTTCATCCGCATAAGTGTCTCCGCAAAGCTCGCCTTATCCTTAGCCTCCTCCAACGGAGTAACCTCTTTAGGCACTAGGGTAGCCATCATCTTAACAAACCCCAACGGATCTTTATCAGCAGCCTTCCGTAACAATGCTTGACCACGCTTACTGTACTTACCATCCTCACCCTTCTGCATAGAGTTCCATAACTCTAATAGATCATCCTTAAAGGTAGCACCAAGCTTATTCCCAGAACCCTTCTGTCTACCATTGTTTCTCAGGTTCTTCATGGAATTTTCATTCATCAAACGCTTATCTGCCATTAAGATAGTGTCCCATTGAGAGCTACACAGCCTAAATTAACACCGTCTGGCATACTCTTACCTATCTCCTGCATCTTCTTAGCATGTACCTTAAGACATGCCTGCTCATTCTGATGAAAACTTAATATCTGCATATTGTCCACGTGTGGGACTGGAGCAGATAATACTATATGAATTAATACTAATAAATACATTCCTTCTCCTTTGCTCGATTCATCATTACTATGTCTACCATTTCCTCCCAACCACTGGGGATATTTACACCCTCTGTAGGGTTGCTCATAAGTCTTTCAGAAGCCGTGCTAAATCGCTCCGGCATTCTTTGTTCTTTAATACGTATGATTTGTAACTTTCTGTCCATTCCTCGTCACCCAATTCAATTTTATTCCAAAATTCTAACATCTCCACTACTCTACGACCAAACGCTTCATATGTCTCTGGATATGGAATTTTTTTTTTGGAGGAATTAGAGTGTGAGAGTCCCTCAAA